GAACCATGAAAGGATAATTGGTCACGTTTACAAAAAAATACTTTTGAAAAATGAAAAATTTTGAGAATGGACAAGAATTTTGGAAAAAGGCCAAAAGGGTTTTGAAAAATTCATTTTTTTGTGCATTTTTATTTTATAGATAAAATACAATTGTTTAAAACTCTGTATTCGTTGTAAATTGATTTCGTTCATGAAACACTTTGGCTTCTGTATATCCGCCTACAAATCTTCCGTTACAGAAAACCATGGGGAATGTTTTGTAGGGTTGATTTAGTTTGGCCGTATCTTGGATGAATTGCAAAAACAATGGTTTAGAAGCATCATTTAAATACTTGGTGCAATCAACCCAAATAGGAGGAGGTTGCACATCTTTCAACAACTCCTTTACTTTGTCACAATAACTACATTTTTGTTTTGTGTATACCGTGTAGTTCATACTATACTATATACATCAATTTTAAATAATATTAAAGATATAAATAATTATACATGACATGTCTTACATAAATTTAATGCACGAGTTAAAAACAAATCTAAACAATCACAATAAATTTCATGAGATTGTTTATTTAATTCGTACAGACCAATATGAAGAAATTGAAACTATTGTAAATGACAATGATACACTACTTGGTTTAGTTCAAACTATTATTAATGAAATACATGCAGTTGGTGAACGCCTTGAACAAAAATTAAACAGTTTAATATGGTTAAATGAAATTCTACTTAAATTTGGAGAAGAGGCACAATCGTCTATCACACAAGCAAAAAAGGTTTTGAAAACAATTCATATTAATATTTTTGATTTAGAAGAACAGATTGAAAAAAGAACAACAAAAACATTGTTAAGAAAAGAGTTACGAAAACATCCTGAACGCAGATTTCCATTAACATTTGCAAAAGAACATGAATCATTGCGTCATTTTTTAATTACATTGTAATATATGGAATCTAGAAGACAACGAATACTACAACGTGAAAAACAAAAAATAAAAACATTAACATTTAAAAGTGGGTTAGTTATGGAAGGAGAATTCAAAGATGGTAAAATAGTAAACATTCACAGAGTTGAATTACCAACATCTCCTGTTGATTTATTCGAAATTTTACCTTATATTTCTCATGATTCTTTATTGAATCAAGATTTTTACAGTGCTGTTCAACATGTTCCAAATGATTTGAACTTAGATTTTAAAGAAATATTTTTTCAAAATTTGAAAAGAACAAAAGGAAAAGTTAGAATTATAGCCATATGCCATTCTGAAATATTAAAACCATTTACGTTACCTATTCCAACATTACATAAAATATCTGTTGTTCCTAATGGTATAGGTCTATTTTCTACTATTCGAGAAAACATTGAATTTTTAACTGAATTGACACCTATTGTAAGTGATTCTAACTTTGTAGAAACAAGTAAAAATATATGTTTAGCTCACTTACTTTATACTTTTTCACAACCAACATTACCTTCTACTATTAATCTACAAGATAAAGAAAAGTACGATGAATCCTATAATGTATGTTCCAAAATCACCTCTACACCAGAAGAAGAAACGACCAAAGGTAACTTAATAGATAATCCTCAATTTTATGGTAATCCTGGGTTGTCTTTATTATACATTGGATTCATACCGTATGGCATGACTAGTTATGTATATAAAAATTTGTTTTCACTTGTACCTATCATTACACTTGAAACTATTTTGAATGAATATGTACCTAATTGTTCAGAAGTTACATTGGTTCATAAAGGTTGTGCAAAACGTTCATTGTGTGGCGGTAAAAGGAAATCAAAAAGAAAACCAAAAAGAAAAAATATGTTACTATATGCCCAAAACAACACGCAACAAACATTGCGACGAATCATATATTAAAATTTAAGTATATTCTTTGAATACACGGTCCCCTATATGGGTTACCATTTCTTTTATCAACGTCTTACTTTTTTTGGTAAATGTTTGAACTGTCTGCTGTTTACCAAACAATTCTACATTATCTCCTACTTTATCTTTGCTAGTTGCCTCCACTACTATTTGGTCCATACTTTCTACCCCTAGTACTTTACGTTTCGTTCCATTTACATAGACCGATAAGTCTCCAGATTTTGTAAATGGAAGTAAATCTGCATATCCAACAGGAACAATACCAATATATTGTTTTTTTTTAGTTTTGTATTCTTGGTCGTATCCAATTCCTTCTCCTTTATTAATTTGTTTAAGTTGAACAATACTAGAAGTTACCACTAATGCAGGTTTTATATGCGGATGTTGTATCAATCCATAAAATCCCTCTCCACACCTTACCATATTAAATTCATTTTTATAGTATATTGTTCCTGCTGAATTTGCAATATGAAACCATTGAGGTTTTATATCTAGCTTATGTAAATCTTGTTTGAGTTTTCGAAACAACTCAAATTGGTTTTCTGTTTTTTGTTTGTCTGTTGATGCACAACATAAATGAGACATAATTCCTACTAAATTTAAATTTGAATGGGATACTACTGTTTGGGCAGAATGTATGGCTCTGTCATAAGGAATACCATTTCGATTGATTCCAGTATCCACAAATAAATGAATGTTAACATTAGGTAATCGGGACAATAAAGGTATATGCGATTCATCGAATACACCAATATCAATGTCATGTATAACGGCATCGTTCAAATGTGTTGGGTCATACAACCATGTTAATATACGTCCTTTATCACCATTTTGGCGTAATTGTATAGCTTCGTCAATAGTAGAAACACCAATATAGTTTACATTCATTTTTCGACATATGTTTGCCATTTCAACCATTCCATGACCATATGCGTTTGCTTTCAATACGACCATTACTTCAGCTTTACTTTTTTTACGCAAATAGCATAAATTATGATATAACGCATGTTTACTTATTTTTGCACGAATCATTTTAAAGTTATTTTTTAAAGTTTTACGCATTTATATAAAAACAGATTAAAATAGTTGGTTACTATATGCCCAAAACTCGCAAAACACTCAAGTCTAGAAACAAACATTGCGACGATCCTGCAACAATGGAATGGTTGAAAGTATGGTATCAAAAAATGTTTGAACAATTAGGCTGGATGGTTCTGGCCCATTCGAAAGGGTACATGAAAGATAAAGTGCATTCCTACAAACAATCTTTGTTACATTTAGAAGATAAATTACAGTGCAAAATAAACAGTGTACATGATATGGACAAAAAAAATGATTTAGAAATCATGCATAAAAATGTTCAAATCCTTGTTGCTCACGTGATGAAAGATTTTAAGTAAACGCTTCGATATAGGCCAACGGGTCATACACTGGTGTTAACTCATCTAATGTTTTAATATGTTCGAGTACTTTGACCGCCGATTCCGGCGTCAAACAACTCATGTTTTCTTTTGCCTCTTTGTCTGCCGGCGAAAATCCAAAGACACCTTCTTTGTACCTTCCTTTCATGCAATGCGTAATCATCAATGGAATTGCTGCTGAATCGTAATATTTCGGCTCCAACTTTTTTTGAACTCCAAGGTCAATATATTCTTGCAATTTAATCAACCCCATTTGATAATCTTTGGATGTTTTGTCAAACGTTGAATACAATTGTATTCCTATTTCGCTGTGTCCATCGTTAACTCGATAACCATATTGAATAGGTGGGCGCGAAATGATAAACATCGCCGCTGTTTTAAACATGGCGTTCAACAGTTCGGGTGTTCGCATAAATTCGGGGCAATTTATTTTTAATGGGTTAGGAAATAGCACATGGCGTATTACGTTTACCGACATGTTTTTAATTCTTGCATTTGCCTTTCGTCCGCGGTCAATCATGTTGTTCCATACCCCGTGTTCCACCACGAGTTTATTTCCTAATGTCTGTTTTTGGTTGATACCTATACTTAGTGTTCCATCTTCATACGCACCTATCGTAATGATAACGGCATTTTCTTCAAATTGAATAGAATCCAGTGTAGTTTTGGAACAGGGACCGCAATTCACAAACCTCTTCACTTTTCTTGGAACAACTTCTCCATCGGGTATAAACTGAATTTTACCGGATGGCGTATAAAACAGGTCGGTGAAAGTTGCACCCTCAAACAGGGGGTTGAGACGTATCAAATAATCTAGACGTTCTTGTGGACAAAGTAACCCTCCAGATAGGACAACAATCACGAAACCTATTGTACTATAGACGCCATGCATCATCACAATATCATCGAATTCTTCTCCTGGGTCGGTCACTACACATGTAACTCCCTGTGTAGAATCGAACGTATATTCACTGCGCAAAAAGGATGCTAAATTGGATTTACATTGAATAATCTCTGCGGTAACGGTGTGATTGGAATATTTTTCCAGTGCCCTATGAAAAACAGTTTCTGCATTTTCAGGTTCAAACATACGAGATACCATTTTGTACTGTATAGTATACAGTAGGAAAGATTCAATTTTATTCTCAAAAAAATTGAAATGATTTTCTCCAATTAGAGAATGTACAAACAGCAACAAACTGAAAATATGACTTCTAACGGCATCCACAAAGATTGGGAAACTCTTCCACCACTGATAAATCCTGATGTTTTGAATGAAAAACTCAGCGTGTCTGTGATGAAGCCGAAGATGACACGATGCCGACAACACACGCTCATCAGCGACGAGGACTATAAACAAATGGAAAACAACATAAAAAACTGCATATTCGACCCTACTTCGATGGAGGAGTTTGATGAATGGGAGACTGCACGGCAAGCACAAGAAATATGCGACCGACAACGGGAGAAGGAACGGCAAAAGGTAACATACTTGTAATTTTCATTTTCAAATAACTGTCAGGCAATCGAGCCGGTTATTTTTTTACCACTAAAATTAGAAGGAACTATGTTGGTCGGATGATAGAGGCTATAAATCCTAAAGGTATATCTGTACACTGTCTTCTTCGTTATCCATACAACTAATAAAATTGAAATGAAAATAATATAGGAATTATAGTACATATAACAATGTTTCGCTCTATTTCTCAAGCGCCATCGCCTCCAAAACTGATTCGGTCGACGAATAAAGAATCCATGAAACATTATGGGCCTCTACAACGTGTACCTCGACCTCTTGTATGGAGCACTCCGGAAAAACCAGAATACATGAGTATTTTTGCAACATCTCCTACCAGCCCCGAACCACTCTATGCTCCTTTGGTTCCTAAGGGGATACTTCCCAATTCGTCGTATCCAGTACATGCGCATATTGCCCTTCGCGAACTCTGTCAAGATTTGCAGTATGCATTTAGTGAAGTCGAGATGATGTGGACACGTCAAGGAAATCTGTTTCGTTGGGATGTTCGAACTACGGACGAAGACAAAACAAAAATGGACACGGGCATAGACGTTCGAGTATTCTCTAACGAGGAAAAACGTCTATGCGTGCATTTTCAAGTACATTACGGCGACAATTGGTACGCCCATGAATTGATTGACAAAATTTCAATGAAATTACCAGTAAATATGTCAGAGTCAATTCATCCCTGGAAAAAAGGTTTCGAAGAATTTAGGGTATATTAACTCGTTTGCGTGTTTTCTTGCTTCGTTTTTTTGTTTTTTTGTTTGATTTTTTATATTTTCTGCCACCTTTTTTTAATTTGTGTTTATTAACCGCATTTATAAATTCTTGTTCTTTTTGTAAATAAACACTAACTCCTTTTTCTGTAATTGGAATTATATCAAATGGATGAAGTAAAAACATGTTATCATATTTTATAAGTAAATTGGGTAATTCAGATTTTTCAGGTACTGCATAACGAGGTATAACAGTATCATTTATTTTGTAGGAAGGTTGAGAAGAGGTAGCACCTGAGCTTGCACCACCTAGTAAGTGTTGTCTTTCATCTAATGGTGAAAATTGAATAACAGGGATTGGTGCCCATTCTGGAGGTATGGGAAATACATTACCATGAGCAGCAAACATTTCAACCGTTTCTTTGGTAAGATACCATGAACCACGTAAAAAACTTCGGCGAACTGTTCTTGTATTATCTACATATGGTGCGAGTTCCGCTGAAGGTGTACCTTCTACAAAGTCAGACCGTTTATTGGGGTTAAATCCGGAGTAAGGGTCTTCATAATCCAATGACTCTAATTCCGTTATTGCTATACGAGGTGCAGGGCCATATCCTGCTATAGTTGCACTTGTCGTAGCCGCTGTAGGAGAAAACATAAATGGAACATCCTGAACTGCAAAACCAACTGGTTCTGGTTCAACCTGAGGTTCTTCAGCTGCATCTTCTATCTCAGACCCTTGCGATTGGGATTGCGACATATTTTTGGGTGTACGTGCAATTAATTCTTCTTTTGCTCTTGTTTTTTCATCTGCTCTACGATATACGATACGTATTACTTCACGTTCTTCTCCCGTATCAGGGTCTCTAACCCTTTCCGTAACTTGATGGGGTGGAAATGGATAAGTTAAACTTACAGACCCATCGGGATTACTTATTGCTTTTCTAGTAACTAGGGGGGTTGCATGTATACAATATAAATTATCAAAACATACAGTTGTACCATCTTGGGTTAACATTCGAAAATCTTTTCTATCAGGAGAATTTATCAAAAATTCAGTGATGTCCCTTGGTGGAATAATTAAACCTCCTATTCTAGGAGGAAATTCTGCAATTATTTCCGGACTTAAACAAGTTGCATATTCATCCATAAAAAATTCAAGTGTCAAAAAATTAAAATTAGTACCAAATTTTGAATTATCACGATGAAAATCACCTCCACGTGCATCTACACTTCGATTAAATACAATATCATAAGATACAGTAAACATTTGACCTATAGTAAATGGTTTTATACGGTATATTGCATAAATTTCAGATACTAATTTTCGTACATAAACATGAATAAGCCCATCTGCACCCGTAATATCAGGCATAGGTAATGTTGTAAATGGATTTTGTACAAAAGTAAAAGGGTTTGTTATCGTTGGTATAAGATGAATACGTACCTCTGTAGCACTTACAATATGCACATGGAAAGAAACAAGAGTTGTAGCATGCATATTTTCGGCAGTTATTTCTGCAAGTGGTTTATCAAATGTTCCAAGAACGGATTCATACAATACTAAAGGTGAAGTTGGGTTTGGTCGAACTTGATAATAGGGTAATTCTCCCCGTTTGATAGAATCCACTAATCCATCAATCGCAGTTTGGCTAAACAATCTATATTTCAAATAGGCATGGATAGAATGGTCTGAATATCTAGCACAAACACTTGGTTTTACAACATAATCATGTATATTTTCAGTTTCAAAATATGATGGTGAATCTTGTACGGCTGCCATTATATATAGATAGACTATTATTTATGTAAAAAAACAATAGTCTAGTAGTTAATATATAAAATAAGAATTACAAATCCTATTAGTAAACAGTATAAATTTTTACCCATTTCATTCATTTGCTTAGTATGAATATTACAAGTATTATTTACTTGATTTTCAAGTAATTTCATTGCACATTCTAAATTTTCTAATCTGGTTTGCATTTGTTTCCTATCTTGTTCCAATGATGAAAGACGAGAATCCGTATAATCATAACTCACCATTTTGTAGATAGTTCAACTATAAAGTTAAATCAATTTTATTCCCTCTTTTGGTTTAAAATCAGATAATTTCCATTTCCATTTATTTTTATTTTTGTTGCATTCATTCTTGAAAAATAAACTAAAATGTCGCGATACTTGAATTCCAAGTTCAGTATGAGGTTGCTCTGGATGGAATTGAACACCATAAAATGGATATTGTTTAAATTCAATCATATTGATAAATGTGTCATGCATGGATACAATGTCTACTGTATCAGGAACGGTCATATTACCATAGATATGATTGTGAAATACACAAGATTGTTTTTTCATTTGTTGTCTTAACTGCGATGTGAACCCTTTTTTTAATTTAGTGTTTGTAGATGTAAATGTACATGGATAAGAACCATGTAATGAAAATGGTATCAAGGAATCTTGTAATGAGGGTAAATGGTTTGCAAACATGAGTAAAATATCAAACCCCAAACAAGTTCCCCATATTGGATAATAATTTCCTTTCTCATTTTCTTGAATTGCATATTGGTAACAAAAAAATAAAGTGTTGATTAATGTAGTATATTGTTCATGTGTATGAAAATTGGAATTTTCAATTCCTCCACCTACCCATACTATTCCTTGAATTCTTGATAATAGAACTTCTAATTCTTTTTCTTTTATATCATACGGTATGAAAATGGCTTGTTCTCCAGACATTTCAATCCAATGTAAATAGGCAATTTTTATATAAGAATGTTCACATTTCATATCTTGTTTCGATGTAGGAGCTGTTATAATTCCAATCATAGATAACGGATATATTAAAATTGAGTTAAAAAACAAATAATTGAATTTGTATAGAATGAAAGGATTAACACCGTACCAAGGTCGATGCCAAGCTGCTGGATTATTCGAATGCTATGAGTGTACAAATGAATGGTATAGTGCCTATACATGGGCGAACACACCTCAAGCTTGTTTATATTGCAACATGTTTGTCTACCCTATAAACCAATGGGAATTAACACGAAAGAAACAAGAGAGAAAAAAGAAACAGCCAAACAAAGAACATTTACAAAGATTGTGTGGCAGATGCAGATTTCAGGAAAAATCGTGTGCAGATGTTTAATTATATATTTTTTTAAATATATATATAATATGGAAACTCCACATGTTAATTTAGAACCCCCACATGTTAATTTAGAACCCCCACATGTTAATTTAGAACCCCCAAATGATAGTGTAGAAACTCCAGATGATAATGTAGACCCACCAAATGATAATGATGTAGAAACTCCATATGATACTGTAGAACCACCAAATGATATTGTAGAACCACCAAATGATATTGTAGAACCCCCAAAGGATACTATAGAAACTCCAACTGATACTATAGAAACTCCAACTGATACTATAGAAACCACAGATGATACTGTAGAACCACCAAAGGATACTATAGAAACTCCAACTGATACTATAGAAACTCATGATGATATTGTAGAAACTCATGATGATACTGAAGAAAGTCCAACTGATACTGAAGAAACCTCATATGATAATGAGTATGATACTGAAGAAAGTCCAACTGATACTGAAGAAACCTCATATGATAATGAGTATGATATTGAAGAAAGTGAATATTATACTGAAGAAACCTCATATGATAGTGAAGAAAGTGAGTATTATAATGAAGAAAGTCAATATGATACTGAAGAAAGTGAGTATTATAATGAAGAAAGTCAATATGATACTGAAGAAACTCAACACAATACCGAAGAAATAATAAATGATATTGTAGAGAAACCATCTGATATGCTAGAAACACCAGATGATAATGTAGAACCCCAAAATGATACTGTAGAAACACCAGATGATAGTATACAAAAATTAATTGATAATATACAAAAACCAATTGATACTATACAAAATTTAATTAACACTATACAAAATCAACTTGATAACATAAAAAAACAAATTGATACTATAAAAAATCCACCAAAGAATTTTTATGTATGTTCCTATGGTGGTTCAGGTTCAACTATGTTATATAATGCACTATTACAACATGGGAATGCTCAACATATACATAGTAGATTTCCTCCAGAAAAATTAGAATATATAGGAGCTAATAATGGAGGAAATGCATATTATGAATGGTTTAACGGTATACCTATACCTGATAATGAATTAAAAAATTACTATGTTATATACATTTATAGAAATCCTTCATTATCTATTATGAGTGTAATAGATAGATTTCCAATAGAAAACCATTTAACAAATATTCAAACAGACACATCTATTACATTACAAGATGTATTAGATTCAGGTAAAGATTTGTTTAAAATAAAAGAATTTTATGATAATTATACAACT